GGACAATGAACAGCCCATGGCTTCTGAATCTCAATAAAGAGAACACACAATGTTTCATGCAATTCTTCATTCATAATGGGTGGTTTCACGCCGAAAATGGAATTGATATATTGAATATGTTCGAAATATTTGTTCAGCCCTAATTTGCGCAAAATCTCGCGCATCTTGTCGTAATTGATTAATTTCAAATCGGTTATTCTTTCTTTCTTGATTCGCGCCCGAATCGCTTCTATCACTTCTTCCGGTATTTGCGTCGTTTCCTTGGCTTGGAATTGCGACAAAATCTCTTTGAAATGATTGAGGCGGATATATGCCGTATAAGAGACCTCGTTTGGGGGGTCTTTGTTGTTCGGCTTGGAACTATCTACGATATAAGTGATGAATTGTCCACATTGAGTGTTATTGCATATCATAATACCGTCTTCATCTTGTGCTACCATCTCTCCTTTATTACAAACCATACACAGTTCGCACGACATGATATAATCTTGGGGATTCGTAAACTCGCGATTTACATTTCGCCAATAATCTTGGTATAATCTTTTGGATAGCATATATTTATTTGGGTCAGTCATTGACTGGTCTTTCGATTTCACCTTGAAAAAAGAATTGAGAACGGTTACATTCTGTGCCGGCTCACCAGACGATATCTGCTTCTTTTGCTCGAAATAATCGAATATATCTTGGGAATTGTCTAGAAGATATTTGTTCTTTTCTTCTTTCAAACGTTTTATATCTGACTTTCTCTCTCGTATTTGGTCTTTGATATCTAGTTTGAGTTCGATTTGACTCTTTGGTAGGGATTGATATTGTGATTTTAGGGTAGCGATTTCTTTCACTAATTTAGGAATGAATATCGTCTCATTTTCGTTAAATTTCGTTAGTAATTCACTATGTTTTTCGTCCAATGACGTCATTTGTTTATGCTGAACATTCTTGGACATCTTTCAATACAATATGGAGATTTTGATGTATATTGTTTATGTATTTTCTGGTTTAGAATAGTTTTTATTCGTATTCGTTGTGAAAAATGTATCTAGATTATCTATAAAGTTTGATATTATGGATTCGGAATATGATAGCGACGGTAATACAAAACCGAAAGCAAACTCGAATGCAAAATCGAATGCAAAAAATGGGGTCAATGCCGAGGTCGCGCAAAAACGACGAGAAACAAAACGCCAAGACGGAATACGAGGTGCTCGTGCTGATATAATAGCCCGCCTGCGCATGAATATTGGTGTTGATCCGCTAGCAGATATTTACCCTAATTTGAAGGCATTTGGCGATTACAACTCCAAAGATAGGGAATACCAAGTCGCGATGCACAATTTAAAACAGATATTTGAGAACCAAGACAATAAGGAGGCATTCCCGGAGTCATATAAAATATATTCTAACGAATCTTTTCTCACTTTGTATTTGAATCCTGTCCTGATTCATTACTTGATTAGCACAATTTTGAATGAACAAGACCAAGCAAACAAAGACCAAGCAAACAAAACAAGAATGAAAAATATATCGAAACTATTAAACGACATAAACACCTTTGCACTGAATGTAGATTATATTCGTTCCGACAATCCCTATAATTATGCTACCTATATAGAGAAAATATCAAAGATGAAAGATGTATTATATAAAACACAACGTGAAACACGGTGGGCATATCAACAAACAGAAGGCAAAATAACAGGTCCGACAGATGATATGATTCGAAATATAACAGCACAATTTCATGTAGACTTAACAAATTATAATCAAGAATTATATAAGCGAATGTCCGCTTTGAAAAATTTGCAGAACGAAGTTGATTCTCTTGAATCCCAAATTAATGAGAAAAAACAACAAGCAAACCCTTTTGATGAAGAGTTTTTCAATATTGGAGAAAATATGGAAGAAAGTATAGAGTATTTTAAACAATATTTTCCACCGGGATTTGCCAAATATTACTTAGCAGAATATTACTCAAATTCAGTGAATTTGATGCAAAAAAAATGGAATATGTGGGATGATTTCATTGATTTATCAGTTGCTCTTTTATCAGATTCTAACCGGGAATTAATTATGTTGCAAAATTATTGTGCGTCAATAAACCAATATCAAGGTTTATTACTAAAAGAATATTTATCACCAGCAGCAGGAGCAGTAGCAGCAGCAAAATTACCAGCAGCAGGAGCAGTAGCAGCAGCAAAATTACCAGCAGCAGGAGATTTCGTACAGATTCGGGGGTTTCCAAATGCATGGGGATTCCCACCACGTGCAGTATCATCGACAGCAGAAGGGACACAATTTGTTACATCATCGGTCGGTAATCAACAACAACCGTTCGGTTATCAACCACCGTTCGGTTATCAACCGTTCGGTAAAGGTGGGGGCATGGCGAAGCAGACAGGAGGCGCTCTCGATGATTGTGATGGAAATATAATATATTCGGATAATTCTCGAAATCAAACATTTAAAGCATGCGGACTTGCAAAAAGCCTTGATGAACTAACCCATGATTTTATAGGATATTTAGGCGCCGTTGAATTAGAACGTTTAATAGTTGTATATAATACATATATAACTCGTGTTAATTCCGCATTGACTCCCGACGAGCAAGCATATGGTTTACACAATTTTCTAATGAAGTTGGGTGAGAACGCTTTTTCTGAACGGGAATGGAATTATTATACTACTGTTTTATGGTATTTGGACACTGAATGTGATGATTTGGACAAATTGACTATTATCAAAATGGCTAAAGTCGAATCGTATCCATATTTAACACCGGACGTAGTAGTTGTCTTGCGAGGAAAAGGATATATTATTACATTAGATGGAACGGATTATCTATATACAAAAGTAGATAATACACCGATAGATGCAGAACCAGAATTAGGGGGGTTCACTCATAAAATTGCCGATAATGCTACATCTGATGCTAAAACGCATCCACTAGTTCGAGGGGTCCCATTTGGGGATGCTGCAAATGGTGGTGCACGCATTGTGACCACGACCACGAACCCACTTTCTATAGTTGATGTAAAAAATGCAGCTGGACTTATGGATCCAAAATCCATAAGTGGTATAGATATGAATATCATGAATGCCGACGTTCTCAATAGAACTGACGCAGAGATTGAGATTGATGCTACTGCAGGGAACATAGATATTATACAACAAAGTCAAAACATTAATATGGCGGATGAAATTAATGAAGATGGTACCGTAAATAAAATTCAGTATGGACGAACTATAGCCCGCAACGCGTTAATGGGTGGAATTACTACATTTATGGGGTATTTTAAATCATCTTTGACGTGTACAGGGGTAAAATTCGTGATTAGCACTGATGGGACCAAGTTTGAAGGGGTCGAAATTGCTACAAATACCAGTCGTTCTTTTCAATTATTATATGGGGATACCACAATTGCGAATATATCGGAGTATCATAATAGTAACACAATCAATTTGAAAACACAACCAACCAACCCAATCTGGTCACGTCTTTGGCTTTTTGCGAAAGCCATTTTCGACGACTTACCATCGGCACTTAAAGGGAAACTTAACGCAGATGGGGTGTCGGATGATGAAATTTTCACTGAAATAGTTGTTACATTAAAATCATTTGGAGATTCGCTGCAGGTATTTTACAAAAAGTTTTGGGTTGATTGGTTTTTTGATAAATACTCAGGGTTTTTTGCTGATATTCCAATAACTTCCACGGACAAAAATGTGGGAGGCGAATCATTATTAGTGAAATCATTATTTTGGTTAATTGGAACAGGGATTCGACCGCACCCTGCTTATTTCGCAAAGTATTTGCAATTTTTTGGAAAAGATTCGTTTTCAGCGTGGGCAATGGGACATGCTCCGACGGCGGGAGACAGACAGGACGGAACCAAGACAATTACCACAACTGCAGAAGTGTTAGATGACGAAAAAAAACAAGAAAAATGGGTAGATAGTATTCGCAATTCACTTGAACAATTGGCTCCTGATTTGGGAGACGATGACGCGGTGTCTGACGAAGGTGCGGTGTCGGGCGAAGGTGCAATGAAAGTCGAAGCCTCGACTTCAGACGTTGTGTTATTAAAAATACAAGCATTATCGGAAACCCCCATTTTGAATGAGAATGGAAAAAAATTATTATTATCATTGTATAATAATGACGAGAATCCGCTAGCGAAGTTGCGAGAGTTAGCCTTATTTTTAGAACAGGTTCTTGAAATTGTAAATATGACTATGACCCCCACTCAAGCAACTGCAGTAACCATGGATACGGGAGAAACAGAGTCAGGCGTCGGTATCGCGAGAGCAGAACCCTTCGTACCAGTACCAACAGAACAAGAAAATGCTCAAATAGTAAGAAAATTCGAACTTTTAAATGAACTCCTCGAAATAAAGTATAAAACCCTTTTAAAGAAGGTCGTTGGAAAGTTGAGTTCCCCTACTTTTAATCCAAGTGCGATAGATACATATATAGCTCAAGTAAATGAACAGAAAAATTTTATTTCTGAAAAGCTTATATTGTTTGCGAGGAGCAATATGGTCGAAGAATACCATTTATCATTGACGGCTATTAATGGTAAAGCTGCTGGTATATTGACTACCTCTGCAAAAGCTACTTCACAGACATTGCACGATATTGAACAAATAAAGGATCAAGTAAGTCGCACAAGTGGAAGACAAAAACAGTCAACACGTGGAGATGGTGCACAGGACGTTGATATGCTGGTGGATGAAGAACTACAAAGAGACAACAAATTTGGGCTGCTTAATATTAAATTAAATGAATCCATAATGAAATATAATGCAGTATGCGAATCAGCGGAAGCCTCGCAACAGAAAAAAAAATCCTTTCTGGGAAAAATCGTGTCTGCGACTAAAAAAACGATTATGGGAACGAAGAAGGCGCAGGCGGAAAATGCGGTCATCGCTGCGAAAAAAAAAGTTGCATCTAGGGAACAAAAAATAAGGTACAGAGTGGAAACGGCCTGGGGACAAGGTAACCCAACTCTTTTATTGGGATATGGTGGAAAACGCAGAACGAAAACAATGAAATCGAGAAAACCACCAACAAAAAGAACCAAGAAAAGGCGATATGTAACCAAAACTGCCCATAGAAAGAAAACCAAAAACGCGAATCGTTCGAAGAAGAACAAAACGCGCAGAAAGCGTCATTATTAAGTATCTCTTTCAATATATACAATGTCTGAATCAACCGATATTCATATAGACATACCCGAAACCACAAAAATAAATTCCAAACATTTGAAACGTATGGTGTTCGTGATGAATGCTCTAGAAAAAGGTTGGGCAATAAAAAAAGTAGAGGACGAATATATTTTCACAAAAAAGCATGAAAATAAACGAGAAATATTTAGAGAGAATTACTTGGAAACTTTCATCCAAACCAACTTTGATATGGACATTCTACAAAAAAAATAACGAATTGTGGGTTTGAGACTATTTATAAATAATCTCAAAACGATTCAAGTGTCGCTCGATACACGAGTGCATTATGACTATAAACCCTTTCTGAAAACGCGATTATGCAGTCATGTGCAAAAAAAAGGCATATTGACTCTAGACCACGCTCGAGTCAAAATAGTTTAGCAAAAAAGTAGTAAAAATCGAAACAACCCAAAAAGAGTAAATATGTCCATTTATAGATAAAATGGTTCACTAATAATGGTCATATGAAATGAAAAAATCTGTAATTATAAACATTTAACAATAAAACGATTTAAAATGAATTAAATCCCTTTTTCCGAAATTATTTTCTAGAACAAGAGTATAAAGAGACAATGGCTGGAGCACTCATGCAACTCGTCGCCTATGGCGCACAAGACGTTTTCCTTACCGGAACCCCCGAGATTACTTTCTGGAAGGTGTCCTACAGACGCCACACCAACTTCGCAATGGAATCCATTGAGCAGACATTTTCTGGTCAAGCCGATTTCGGTCGCCGTGTTACATGCACAATCAGCCGTAATGGTGATTTGTGCTACCGCACATACCTTCAGGTCACACTTCCTGAGATCAACCAGAGCATGAAGGCTTCTGGTGCTGAGGGTGTCTATGCCCGTTGGTTGGATTTCATCGGTGAGCAACTTATCGCTCAAGTTGAGGTCGAGATTGGTGGTCAACGTATTGACCGTCAATATGGTGACTGGATGCACGTCTGGAACCAACTTACCATGTCTGCTGAGCAACAACGTGGTTACCAACAGATGATTGGTAACACCACCCAGCTTACCTACATCACTGACCCCACATTCGCCAATGTGTCTGGTCCTTGTTCCGCCTCTGGAGGACCTTCCCAGGTTTGCGCTCCCCGTAATGCCCTTCCTGAGACCACCCTTTACATTCCCCTTCTTTTCTGGTTCTGCAGAAACCCTGGACTTGCTCTTCCCCTTATCGCCCTTCAATACCACGAGGTCAAGATCAACATTGACTTCCGTCCTATTGGTGAGTGCTTGTGGGCTGTGAACACCCTTGGTGCTACATCCGGAACAGCCTCTGTTTCCGCTGCCTACCAGCAATCCCTTGTTGCTGCCTCTCTCTACATCGACTATATCTTCCTTGATACCGATGAGCGCAGAAAGATGGCCCAGAACCCCCACGAGTATCTCATTGAGCAACTTCAGTTCACTGGTGATGAATCCGTTGGTTCTTCCAGTAACAAGATCAAGCTCAACTTCAACCACCCTTGCAAGGAGCTTGTCTGGGTTGTGCAACCTGATGCTAACGTCGACTACTGCTCTTCCTTAGAGGGTGGTCAGACCCTTTACAAGACTCTTGGTGCCCAACCTTTCAACTACACTGACGCCATTGATGCCCTTCCCAACGCTGTCCATGCTTTCGGTGGTCCCGCTGAGACCTCCGGTGCTAACGCCTTCATCACCTCTGGTGGTCTTTTCCAGGACGCCGGAGCCATAGGAGGACCCGCTGGCGAGCAATGGGGTGCTGGTAACCCCAGCATGGCTAGCCCTAACATGTTCACTGCCGAGGCTGGTTCCGGTCCCGTTGAATACGGCACCGCCACCGAGGGTTCCTATGTCTCTGATGCCGGAACATTTGTTCTTGCCGAGACCGCCCTCGACATGCATTGCTGGGGTGAGAACCCAGTCGTCACTGCTAAGCTCCAACTTAACGGTCAAGACCGTTTCTCCGAGCGTGAGGGTTCCTACTTCGATGTTGTCCAACCTTTCCAACACCACACCCGTAGCCCCGACACCGGTATCAACTGTTACTCATTCGCTCTTCGCCCTGAGGAACACCAACCTTCCGGAAGTTGCAATTTCTCCCGTATTGATAACGCCACCCTTCAATTGGTTCTTTCCTCCGCCACCGTCGGTGGAACAGCCACTGCTAAGGTCCGTGTTTATGCTACCAGTTACAACGTGTTGAGAGTAATGTCAGGCATGGCGGGGGTCGCGTATTCCAATTAAATTCACTGCATTATGGTGTGTGTGTATTTTAACTCTGTGTTAAAAATGTAATATTTGTATAATTTCAAAATTAGTAATTATACAAATTCAATAGAACAATTCCACAATTTCTACCGTTTTGTGGGGAATATTATTTATCCAATATTCAAGTTGTTGAAGCAACATATCTATTCGCGTGTGCCATTCATCGCGTTTACTCTTTGAAATATCCAATACACCATACCCGTTAATTCGCCAACACGATGTTACTTTTTTTCCTTCTTGGTTCACATATGCGTCGGGATTAAATCGAATGAATACTACCGGTTTATGCCCTATATCTTGTGAAATTTCCATCAACCGTTTATTCTGACACGAACAATCATAGGTAGTATGTTTATTTTCATCGACTTCAACGATGATTACGTGACTTCCAAAATCTAAAAGCAAATCGGGTCTTCTTTTGGAACAACCATCTTGTATCTTCTTATCGACAATCCAATTAAAATCTGGATATTTTTCAAGAACACGTTGAACCACGTCATTCTCCTTCGTTTTGAAATTACGGGATACTTGGATTTCAGGGCAGTAATGAATACAACATGGTAAACAATATCCATTGTATTTTTTAATTCCCCGTGTCTCACAATGAGGAGCTTTGCAGAGTTCAGACCCATCACAGATTTTACATCGAGATTTCTTTTTGTCATGGATACAAAACATATTTCCCCTACATTCTAGACAATTTTGTCGATTCTTGTTATGCTCGCATATTCCCGCGCCAAAACACTCAACACACCTTCTTCTTCGCTTTCCATGTTCACAAATAGAGGTGCCGCCACAGGGCACACAGTTTTCTTTTTCACCACCATGTGGACACAAGTCGGTACCTCCACATTCTTTACACCGAGTCTTTCTCTTCAAATGTTCGCAAATACCACCCCCTTTACACTCTACACACAGAAACCGACGCCGATTGTGAATACATATTGGATTTGGTCCTCCCATTTATATATTATATATATTTTGTTTTATATAATTAACAATGTAATTGTATAAATTCCTAAATGTTCTCTTCCGATTTTTCCTGTTCTCCTTTCAATTTTTCTTTTTTTTTCAAATAGGCAGTTCTAGCATATTCCTTCTTTTTTTCTGGAGTAGGCGTATAATTCGTTTTTTGTATGTAATCCTTCACGCGCTTTTTATGCACTTCTTTATTATTTTCATAATATTTTTTGTTATGCGATAAATATTTATTCAATCGTTCCTCTGTGGACTGTAATTGTGTTTTTAGAGACAACACCTCTTCCTCTAACTCCTTTATTTTGGCGTCCTTGTCCATTGTTATACTGTATAGTGAAAAACATTTATATAATTTGTGTAAATATAATATACGCTCAAAAATGAATTCGCATCAACTAAATTATATATTTGATGCGGATACTATCATAAAAAAACAGGAAGAATGGAGAAGAAAACAGTTCAATATATTTTATGGTTCAGGAAGACCTATATTTAACATTAGCGAAGAAACAGAACATTTACGATTTCATCGAAGTCCTGCTTACGCCAAAGATGTAAACGTGCGCATACCTCCTTCTGAAAAAACAATAAGCAATATACAATCCGAATAAATATTTATAAATAACGGGTTCTACATACAGAACACTTCCAACGGTTCACGGTTTGCATTCGATTTCCCGTTAATGTTTGTGTTAATAAACATGAAAGACATAACTGATGTCCACATCTTAATACCACTTTACTCGTTTCACCCAATATATCTAGACAAATTGGACAATCATCTGTTTCGATTGCGGTTTCTCGAATTAGGGGAAGTCGTTCCCGATTCACAAGAGCATTATTTTGAACATTTTGATTTTCCCTTTCTTGTGCCCATTGTCGATAGATAGCCTCTTGAGCACGTTGCTCATCGCCAATACGTTGTGTAAGTGCGACATAATCGCCGGTCATGATAATAACTAGGTTATTAATATTCAGATAATTAGAATATCGACACCCTTGTTGAAAGTGTTGATATCTGTTTCGAAAATCCTGTTCGTAACGTTTACTCGTTTCAATATTTGATAATATAGCATGCCGTGTTATCCGTTCGAGTTCATGATTCGGTTCTTCCAATGTGTAAGTTAAGATGTTATTTTCAAAACGAATCACATATATATTCGGGTTTGGGAATACTGTATGATTAATACATATAATATGCGGTACAATCCCTTCAATCATCATTTTTAACTGAGCCAACCGTGCAAAACTAATTCTGGCTACACGTATAGTCCTGTGTATATTTGTATGATAATATTCATTGCTTCTACCGAGAATGTTCAATGCAATCTCGATATCATATTTCGTACAATTAGATATATTATGACCTTCTAATCGACAATGTCCACATCTTCTGATTGCGATTGGGGGCATTTTTATTTGTTTACATAGTTACACTCGATGTATTTAAACTGGTTCATTCAATTTTACATATTATAGGTAAAATTGAATTTACATGTATATTCTTTTTTAGACGTATACAATAATTACAAACTAATTACCATGGATTTGATATCTTCGATATTAGAAACATGTGTCTATGTGCATAATAAACAAAAATCAAAAAAAATAACCTGGAGCGAACCACTTACAACAGAATTATCGACATGGACTTCAATCGAATATGACCGAAAACCCTACGTTTATACATACAAACATGTGGAATCTGAAGAAAATATAGAAAATATTGAAAATATTATACCGTCTAATACATTACACACAATACGAAGACGACCTAGTTATGACTCTGGACTTTGTAATCTATAAGTTATTTGTTCCCTTCACAATCTAAAATCACTATAATATCTGATGTTGTGTAAATCTTATCGAGCGATGCAAGTGCAATACAACTAGACCCGCCTAATCCTGTAGCCGCATGTATTTTTTCGATTTCACTTGTTTCTACGGTTATCCCCTCGATTCCTATTTTTAATGCAGTTTCAAGAGCATATTGTTCAGGTGTGTCCACTGCGATTCCATCGGACAACCCGGGTTCTTTATCACAGTCATTTGATTCTATTTTTCCAGTATCCAATGACCGAATAAATGCATCGAAATCAGAAGACTGGGATACTATAAATCGATAATTGGGAAAATAATGAAAATAGGCGCCAATACCGATGGGTCCACCTGCTCCTATCGCGGTAACCATTGTGACCGTTTTTCCTGGAGGAACTTGTTCAATAATCTCTTTTGCAAGTGAACCATAACCAGTCATAATGTCTTTTCCACCATGCGATAAATATATACCAGCATTGTGTAAAAGGAAATCCTCTCTTTTTTTCAACGCTTCAGCATAATTTTTAGATACACAGTCCAAGACGCTGTTTCCATTTTCACCATATTCAATCATATAAGCCAACATTTTATTGTATTTTGATGTTTTAATAAACCGGTTTCCAAATATACATGGATATACCATAGTCCATTTCGCCATTTGTTCCGGATATAATGTCTCATAATGAGTTTTCATTAAAAAAACTGATTTTATAACTGCGATTCCATGATTTCCCGTTGACTGAGTCACCATATAATAGGGTTTATTTTCATCTATTTCAATATTTCGTAATTCTTCAAATGCATTCATTACAGAAAACAATACTCCTCGCCATTTAAATGAACCGGTAATCTGTTCGGATTCTCGCTTCAAATAAACATTTTCTTTGTAATGTTCCAAGGTTGTAGTATTCACAAACGGGGTAATTAATTGGGTTGCTTTTTCAAATTCGTCGAATGTGATAGACATATATATATTACTTACATATTTTACCAAAAACAAATATAAACGTTATTGACCTACTCTTTTGTATAGACCTTTAAACATGTCCATGAAAACACATCAAACCAAACTTCCACATACTCAAAATGACCTGTTGATGAATTGTCTTATGGAATTTTACACAGATAAAACTCGTCTTCATCAAATGATGAATATTATTAATGGTGAATCAAATATATCATTACGTATTGTCGATTGGTTCGTCACAAATTATGCGAAAAAATATTATACTGTTTATGAATTGTCTACAACACATAATAGCAGTTCACGGTTCAAAGTGTATAACGATTATAAATTAAAGTTGAAGGCTTATTCTAAGCGGCGATTTGACCCATTTTGTCGATGGGAACGTATTACTATTCCATACGACGACGACAATTATATGGAAACCACTATCGGTCAACTCAACTTTTTTAAATGGGCGATTGAACACGAAATTATCGACTATATTACGACAAATTATAACGAAATTGAAAAGGATATGAATGAACGTAACAGCATTTCAAAGAAAAAGAATGGTACAGCAGACAGTAACGAATCAGTTGAACTTACTCTTATTAACGACCACGGCAAAACACGCAAAAAACGCGAAGAATTATCTATATCTGCATGCAAATGCATTAAAAAGGAAAATGTGAAAATTATTGTATCTTTTAATTAGTTACAAAATTGAAACAATTTAAATGGTTTGTTTCAATTTAACTATTCAAAATGAGTGAATACAAAAGCAAAGTGTATCATCTAACGGCTGACTATAAAAAGTCCACGTATCAAACCGAACAATGGAACAATGTGTTGTCTAATGGGAAACATGTCCGTTTTGAAGTAACAAACTACTTCTATTGGGGCACATTTGAAATCGAATTAACAGACAAGGAAAAAGAGGAAATATTGAAAAAAAAGAGTATTATAATAAATGATTATGCGGGGGTTTCGGTCGAAAGCTTAGATGATGGGTGTGATTGCTGCGAGGAAATTTGTAATAAAGAGAGTTTTACACCGGAAGAGTTGAAAGAAATACATCGACTCCTTTATTTAGACCCGGACGACGAAGAATCTTACACAAGTGATTGTGACGACACGAATACCGATATATTAGAACAAAATGGTTGGTCAATGGACGATACGATTTATGGAATCGATACTGGTTGTGAATTGGAATGTATAAGTGGTGAAGAATAGGGCGATACTGAGGTTCCCAATGTAGATATGTTCTGCATGTAAGTATTTACATCATAGATAAAATTGAATGTTTCTATCTTATCCTCTCAATTACAACTACATATTCTTACCATGGAAATATCTGATCCTACACTCCTTGCAATGATTACTGACGCATGTAACTCATACACACCACCTGTGTTGCGGCGTGCTACTAAGAACGATTTTGCCGCATCGCAAAATTTTAACCGACCGGAACAGATTGAATCTGTTCCGGGACATCGGGAACAGGTCGAATACGGGGCAAAAAAACGTATCAAACCCTGACGCACAGGAACCAAAAGCCAACAGATTCCTTCCAATGGAAACTTTGGTAAGTCATCGGGGCGAACTTAATCGTCCTGTTTATATTACACAATTGCCGGAATGACGAAACGAACTCATTAATCGGGCTCGCATCTGATATGTCGCAATTACATTTTGTATATTTGTTAAATATCAATAAAAAATATGCTGTTTATTTTGGTTTATTTTTGTTTTTTATGTGCGTTCCCATAATTCGTCAACCAAGCCATACTTCAAACACTTGTCTGATTCCCACCACAAATCGTGTTTCAATACTTCACTTAATTGCTTTTTCGGAATGTCTGCATGTTTCTTGTATATCTCTAAGATTTTCTTCATTAGCAATGTATTATTCTCATGCTCATCTTCTAGTTCACTCATTTTACCCCACGACCCTGCGGATAATTGATGAATTAACATGTGTGCATTTGGGCGGATATAGCGCTTAGCACCCACTACACTTATCAATGTTCCGGCTGATGCAGTTGCGCCTTCAATTATTGTGTGAATCGGCACCTTACACCCAATAATAACATCAATCGCAGTTAGTGCATCAAACACTGAACCTCCAAACGAGGAAATATGTAGATAGATTGGAATTGGGTCGCAACACATATTATGAGCGAAAACAATATTTTCAATTTCTGCTTTTCGAATAAGAGTTATCATTTCAAAGATTGCTCCTCTGTCTACTTCTGCATGAAAGTAAATATGATTATGTTCCTTTGTTATTTTTCTATTTTCGCCATCTGAACTGCACTCCATATCATCGTCTGAATCGTCGTCATTCTTGATGATTATGTTTGTTTTGCCCTTTGCAGAACGAGTGGCTGTGTTACGTGGTTTAAATTGATACATGTTAGTATATCCGTATATATGGTTGCTATTAGATATTCGCACGATTTAGAATCAATTTTATTGATTGTTTGATGTAAGTATTTAGACAAATAAACCTCAATATATTATATACTATGTCTGTAATATGGCCTCAAATTGGTTCTAATATTAATGGAGATTACCCGGATGATTTATTTGGAAATTCGATTTCATTAAGTGACGACGGAACTATTGTCGCAATCGGTGCAACTTGGTATGACGACGGGTCAATTGCGTTTACAGCAGCTACCAATTTAGTTACTATAGCCGGTCATAATTATTCATATAATGATGAAATTAGTTTTGCAGGTATTACGGGGGGTATTGGGCTTGGTGATGGTGAAAAATATTACGTAGTCAACGTAACTACAAACACATTTCAACTATCTTTGACTCAAGGTCCGACTATTATGACGTTTGGTCCTGATGGAACTGCAGATGGGGGGTGGACATTCACGGCAGATACCAATTTAGTTACTAAAAATGGTCACGGATATATATATGGTGACGAGATTGCATTTTCGAATGTATCAAGTGGATTAAGTTACACGATAACAAACGGGACAGTTTATTATGTTATTAATCCTACTACAAACACTTTTCAATTATCTAGCTCTGCACCATCTGCACTTTCTATAATACCAATACTTGGAGATGGTAGTGCTACAACTACTGTTACGGTTGATAGTGATAATCAAAGTAACAAGGGTAGCGTCCAAATATGGAAAAATACCGCTGGAACATGGGGACAACTTGGTTCCACAATTGTTGGCGAAAACTATCGCGATAAATTTGGACAATCGGTGGCTTTAAATGCTGCAGGAACACGTGTAGCATCGGGTGCTAGAGGTGCGGTCAATGGGAACGGACTCGGTCGTGTAAGGGTGTTTGAATACAATGTAGGGACAACTACATGGGACCTACTCGGTAATAATATTGACCCCGTAGATACCGCGGAAACGGTTGTTCTTGATAAGTCGGAAAGCACTGTAAACTATACCTCTCATGGATACAACAACAACGATGCTATTAAATTTGATAGTGGTATAAGCAACATCACTAATCTAAATGATTATACAATATATTACGTTGTCTACGTAGATGCGAACACATTTCAATTATCGAGCACTTATGGTGGAAGTGCTATTACATTTGCAGGTAGTGATGATAATGCCGCAGTTATTAAAAATTTTTCATTTCATACTGGGGTGTCTATTGCATTAAATAATACAGGAGATATTATCGCGGTTGGTTCACCTAGGACCAATGCACCTGCGGGTGCGGCGACTTTATATAAATTAGTAGGTTCTACTTGGACTAAAATGGGTAGGTCTATTGTTGGACATAATAATTCCGAGTTTGGTTCTTCTATATCGTTAAATGGAAGTGGTAGTACTGTCGCAATCGGCGGGACTCAAGGAAGTGAGATAGGTATGAATGTAGCAAACCCAGATGGCGGGTATGTAGGTATTTATGAAAATTCGGGTTTATCTACAACTGCATCGTGGATTCAAAAGGGGCCTCTTATACATGCAGTTGATGATGAAACGTATACTATAGATGGTTCCACAAATTTTCTTACACGAACAGCCCACGGATTTTCTGACGGAAATCAAATAGCATTTGCAACTATTACAACTACCACTGAAATTTCAGCATATATAGGTTATTATGTAATCAATAAAACCGCGGATTCATTTCAATTATCTCTTTCTGAAGGAAGTACTACGGTTATTGGTTTGACTTCTGGTTCTGCTACGCGTAATAGTGGTGTCCAGTTTGGTTACTCAGTGTCGTTGAATAATACAGGAGATATTGTTGCGATTGGCGCAATCAGTAGTAAAAATGCAAGTGGTTCAAGTGTTGGACAAGTCAATATATATAAATATAATTCGGTAGGACCCGCATGGGACCTGCTCGGTTCTGCAATCGACGGAAGTGTTCTGAATGATAATTTGGGTTATTCGGTTGCTTTAAATCCCGAAGCGGATGGAACTGATGGAAATACATTTGTTGCGATTGGTGTTCCTGGTGTAAATAATTCCGATTCAGGTCATGTGGAAATTTATACATATAATGGTTCTGCATGGTCTCAATATCATGCAGATATCAATGGTGATACAGGTGGTGATAAATTCGGTGCATCAGTATCAATGAATGCTGATGGTACAATCGTCGCGGGAGGTGCAACTATTATGGGGGGATATGCAGACACCTATACCACAACCGGGTCAACTGATTTATTTACATTTACAAATCACGGTTTTGTAAACGACGACCGAATTTCCTTCTCTGCTTTTGTGGATACATCTGGTCCTAGTGTCGGAACTCCATATTATGTGAAAAGTGCAAATACGAATACTTTTCAAATATCTGAAACTAGTAGTGGTGGAGCTAACAGCACAGTTAACTTAAACAACAATGGAACTGCTATCCGAACTTCATATGGAATTGGTTATGCAAAAGTGAATACTGTTCCAACTGTTCCCGGAGCTCCTACGATTACAAGTGCTACTCCACTTGACGCATCGACTCAAATCGCATTTACTGCAGGAACCGATAATGGTGCACCCGCTACAAATTACGAATACTCTATTGATGGTGGGTCTGCTACCGCTATAGGACAAACAATATCCCCTTTTACAATCACTGGTTTATCAAATGGAACGTCGTATGATATTAAACTTCGTGCTGTTACTGCTTCATTGGGTTCTAGTAGTTATTCAAGTGAAGTTTCGGTTACACCACTTGCCGTTCCATCTGCGCCTACAATTGATAGTATAACTGCGAATTCAAATGGTTCAGTTAGTGTAGCATTTACACCAGGTGCTGCAAATGGTTCAGCAATTACCGATTATAAATACAAGATTGATAGTGGAAGTTTGGTATCTGTAGGTAGCACATCATCACCATTCACAATATCAAGTGGTTTATCTCTGGGGACAAATCATGCAATTATAATTCTCGCGGTGAATAGCGCGGGTGATGGAGCTGCATCATCTGCTACATCTGTTATACCTGCTACCGCACCGAGTGCCCCGACTATAACCGATGATACAACGGGCGATAATAATTCAGCAATTATTCATTTCACTGCAGGTGCAAGCAATGGACGAGACATCACTAATTATAAATATTCGGTAGGGGGTGCAACCGCAGTGGAGTTAGGAAATACTACAACTCCATTTACTATTACTAGTCTAACAAACGGGCAAACATACAGTATTACATTATATGCATATAACGCTATGGGTTGGAGTTCTGTCTCCGCTGCAAAAAATGTAACTCCTACAGCAGTTCCGGGTAGTCCAACCATAAACACAACAACTCCGGGAAATCAACAGATAGATATTACATTTACCCCAGGAAACAATAATGGTTCAACAATTACAAATTATGAATATTCTATTAATAGTGGTTCAAGTTGGACAGCTAGAGACCCCGTTTCGGTTAGTAGTCCTATAATAATAACTGGATTAACAAACGGAACCCCGTATGTTGTAATGTTAAGAGCCGTAAACGCAAATGGTTCTGGTCCGAGTGCATCTTCATCATCAGTTATACCCGTTACAACCCCATCAGCTCCTACGAACGTGCAAGTTTTTCCGGGAAATACACAAGCGATTGTTACATATGATAATAGTGCTTCGACAGGTGGGTCGAGTATAATCAGATACGAACAATCAACCGATAATGGTGTAAATTGGGCTGGATTTGGCGGGTCTACAATGGAATTAGTTCCCAGACCAATAATTACAGGTCTTACTAATAACCAAACATACCAGGTAAAAGTCAGAGCTGTGAATGCAGTAGGTGGTGGTACTCCTTCATCGCCCGCAATAGAATTAATACCCCTCCCTGTTCCCGGAGCTCCTTTGATTACAGGACTTATTCCCGGTAATGCGTCCGCGAGTGTAGAATTTACTGCAGGTGATGCATTCGGTACTACTATAACCACTTATGAGTATTCGACTGATGGTGGTAGTACATGGACAGCACGAAGTCCGTCCGCTACAACAAGTCCCATTGAAATAATTGGGTTAACAAACGGTCAATCGTATCAAGTTCGTATAAGAGCAGTGAATTCAAGTGGGTCGGGAACATCATCAAATGCATTTACAGCAGAACCCGTGAGCGAAGCAACTGCACCGACGGTAACGAGTATTTCATCCGGCGATAAACAAATGTCTATATTTTTTACCGCAGGAGCAGAATGGGGGTCGCCTGCTACAAATTATGATTATTCACTTGATAACGGTGAAAATTGGGTTTCGATGAGTCCTGCACAAACAACATCCCCTCTTATCATAACCGGTTTAACTAACGGAACCTCTTATACAGTAATAATTCGAACTCGCAGAGGAGGGCAAGTCGACGACGTCACATCTTCTCCGACTGTAGTAATTCCTGCTACATTTCCGGATGCCCCAAGTATTAGTGTAGTTTCAGGAAATCTTTCTGCAATCATCACAATCACAGATGGTTCAAATAATGGTCGAAGCATAACCAATTACCAATATTCGATTGATAACGGCAGCACATGGACGATACGTAGCCCGGCCTCCGATGTAAGTCCACTCACGTTAACAGGACTAGCGTTTGACCAAACATATCAAATTAAATTAAAATCATATAATCAGATGGGGTGGAGTTCTGAATCTACTGCAAAATCGGTTACCATAGCCAAGAAACCTGATGCACCCATTATAAATAGTGCAACTGCTTCTAATGGGAAAGTTACGATTGTATTTACAGCTGGGAATACGAATAATTTACCCCTTACAAATTATAAATATTCAACAGATAATGGAGTTACATTGTCTGACCGAAGTCCTGCATCAACAACAAGTCCATTCGAAATTACGGGACTCACCAATGGTACCGAATACAAAATAATATTATATGCTATAAATAACGCAGGTGTAGGTGCCGGTTCAGAAACACAAATAATTACACTTCCTTCGCCGTCTGATGCACCAACAATCGTAGTTAATTCAGGTTACGAATCGTTATCTATTTCAATTACCCCAGGAAAAGATAATGGTTCGCCGATTACGAATTATCAATACACAATTGATAACGGTATAAATTGGGTTACTCGTAGTCCTGTTTCAGCTGAAAGTCCTTTAATAATCACCGGGCTTACAAATGGT